AGAAAGCTGCTGGTTTTGTTGTTCCTACAGTCGCTGGTGTAGCTTTTAAGACTGTCGCTAATGACTTTATGAAGAACAAACCTAAGGATTATGCTCCTTTAACAACACAACTTGTTAAAGTAATTAAGAAATAGGAGATAACGTTTTGGTATTATCCAATAAAGCTTATCCGGAAGAATACATGAAGTTCAAAGAAGCAGTTCTTAGAGGTGAGATTCCGGTAAATCGAATGGTGTCTCTGGAAATGAACCGTATTGACTTCTTAATTGAGTCACCGGATTATTACTATGATAATCAAGCGATTGAAGGCTTTGTTAGATTTTGCGAAAATGAAATGACTCTAACAGACGGTAGTGACGTCACGCTATTACCGTCCTTTAAATTATGGGCCGAGTGTGCCCTCGCTTGGTTTTACATTTCCGAGGACAAGGTTTACAATCCTAAACTCGGTAAATGGGAAATAAAAACAAAATTTAAGCGACTCACGACCAAACAGTATCTTATTGTCGGACGTGGTGCCGCTAAATCTCTATACTCAACATACATGCAGGCATACATGTTGTTGATTGACACATCTACAACCCATCAGGTAGTTGCTGCTCCAACTATGAAGCAAGCTGAGGAAATTATGGGTCCATTTAGAACTGCTTTAAGTAGAGCTAAGGGTCCTCTGATTCAATATATGGTTCAAGGGTCTAAAATGACCGGTAATCTTACTCAGAAACAATTGTTGGCGTCTACTAAGAAGGGTGTTGAAAATTTTGCCACGAATAGTCTCTTAGAAATAAGACCTATGTCTGTTGATAAGCTACAAGGTTTAAGATGTAAGTATGCTTCCGTAGATGAATGGCTATCTGGGGAAGTTAGAGAAGATGTCATTGGTGCAATCGAACAAGGTGCTTCCAAGAATGACAACTATCTCATAATAGCTACATCTTCCGAAGGAACTGCTCGTGACGGTGTTGGGGATACTATAAAGATGGAGCTGGTAGACATATTGGAAGGTCGATATTTCAACCCGCATGTATCTATCTGGTATTATAGACTCGATGACGTTAGAGAAGTGGCTTATCCAGAACTATGGATGAAAGCCAATCCCAATTTGGGAGCTACAGTTTCTTACGAAACTTATCGAAACGAAGTAGAACGTGCTGAGAATCAGCCTGCTACAAGAGCTGATACCCTTGCTAAACGTTTTGGTATCCCTGTTGAAGGATACACATATTTCTTTGTGTATGAAGAAACTATACCGCATAGACCACAAAACTTCGATGGTCTAGAATGTACATTAGGAGCCGACTTGTCTCAAGGGGATGACTTCTGTGCGTTTACATTCTTATTCCCTCTTGGTAGGGGTAGGTTTGGTATAAAAACTAGGTCGTATGTTTGCGAATCTAAACTTAAGAAACTAACTTCCGCTATGAGAAATCGTTATGACGAACTGATTGCTGAAGGAACTCTTATAGTTATGGATGGGGTAGTCTTGGACATGAATAGAGTTTATGACGACTTGACAGCAATGATTTATGAACATAAGTATGTTGTGTATGCTTTCGGTTATGACCCGTATAACGCTCGAGAATTCGTTGAACGATGGGTTCGAGACAATGGAGAATACGGTGTTGAGAAAGTAATACAAGGTGCCAAAACAGAATCTGTACCTATGGGAGAACTTAAAAACTTGGCTACAGAACGTCTTCTTATTTTCGATGAAGAACTTATGAAATTTGCTATGGGTAATGCTATAGCAATTCAGGACAACAACGGTAACTACAAATTATCTAAACGTCGTGCTGACGAAAAGATCGATAACGTTGCCGCGCTTATTGACGCATGGGTTGCGTATAAACGTAATCTAGACTTATTCGGATAGAAAGGCTGAAAATACTATGAGTATGTTTACTGATGGTTTACAACATGCCTGGTCTATGTTTAACCGAAATGACACAACATCATTAACCGAAACACAACCAGTGTTTCAACTATCAACTGAACCTAGAGCACTTAATCCCAACAATTCGATTCCGTCAAGAACATACGCTAGAGCTTCAATCTCTTCTATGATTTTTAACCGAATCGCTATGGATGCTAGTGCTGTTAAGTTTCAACACGTTAAATTGGCTGAAGACAAAGAGAATCAGACCGTTCAGTACGGGTCTTCATTACAACGATTATTTGAAGTCGAAATGAATATCGACCAGTCTGCTACAGATTTCTTTCATGATTTAGTATATTCTCTATTTGATGAAGGGGTTGTTGCTGCTGTTCCAATCGAAGCAACTTTAGACCCGACTCAATCTGACTCCTATGATATTAAGTCGATGCGTGTTGGTAAAATCATGGAATGGTATCCAACAAAAGTTCGTGTAAAAATTTATAACGAACATAAGGGGGATTTCTCAGAGGTTACAGTACCTAAGAAGATGTGTGCGATTATTGAAAATCCACTAGCAAATATTTTAGGTAATGATAACCCAACTATGAACCGCCTAATTCAAAAATTGTCTATCCTGGACAAACAAGATATTGATGCGGTTGCTAATAAATGGAACATGATTCTTCAACTTCCTGTCCCGGTCAGAAACGACATAAAGAGAAAAGAAGCTGATGCACGTGTGAAAGATATTGAGAAACAACTTCAAGATTCTAATTTGGGTATTGCATATATTACTGCTGATGAAAAGATTACTCAGTTAAACAGACAAATCAATTCCAATCTTATGGATGAGATTAAGTATTTGACTGATGAATTGTTAAGCCAAATCGGTTTGACTAAAGCAGTATTTGATGGAACCGCTAATGCGGAACAAATGCAAAACTATTATACAAGAACAATTGATCCAATTGTGACGCGAATTCAAGAAGAATTTCAACGAAAATTCATAACCAAGACTGGTTATACCCAAGGCCATCGTATTGTTACTTATAGTGACCCATTTAAATTGGTTCCTACAAGTCAACTTGCTACGATTGGCGATGCTTTGCTTCGTAACCGAATTCTTACTTCTAATGAATTCCGTGCAGTCATCGGATACGGTCCTATTGCCGACCCTATGGCTGACCAATTGTATAATCCAAATATCTCTGACGCTCGTCAAGATGTATCTATTCCTGGGTCTGTCGGGTCCCCTGAAGGTCAATATGATGAATACGCTCAATACCCCCAAGATGGAGAGTATTCTGAAGAGGACTTTCAAAATGGCGGCAAATAATGATGGAGGAAATGTCGTATAATGGATAAACATCCCAAGTATGATTTCGCGGGTTATGTAACTCGTAACGACACTCGTTGTACAGACGGTGTTATTATTCGACATGGTGCTTTCAAAGATAACAATGGACAAAAAGTTCCTTTGGTATGGTCGCATGACCATAGTACACCAGAGAACGTTATTGGTCATGTTATGTTGCATCATGCCAACGATGGCGTTTACGGCGAAGGATATTTCAACAATACTCCAAAAGCTCAAAGCGCCAAAGAACTCGTACAACATGGTGATATCTGGTCAATGTCTATTGGGGCAAATCGTATCAAACGTACGCCACAAAATGACGTTATCCATGGTAATATCTATGAAGTATCTCTTGTAGTCGCCGGAGCCAATCCAGGCGCTGTTATTACGGAAGTGTTACAGCACTCCGATAATCCTAATGAAGGGGAAACTATTATAATGGAAACTAACAATATTGTACATAAAGCAAACGATGTATTGCTTGGACAAGAACGTATTAGCCTCTTCGACCGTATTCAACACGCGGACGAAGGTGAAGCTACTGATATCATGGATGGAGTTCTTGGAACTCTTGACGAAGATCAACAAGAAGCAGTCGCTATTCTTACTGAAGCTGCTGTAAACGAAGCTTTGGAACAACATGAAGCTGCAATCGCAGAAGACTTTGAAGCCGCTGTAGATGAACGTGTTGGAGAAGTTTTGCGCGAACTTGCTGAAGACGACGATGATGAAGAAGAAACCGAATTAGAACAATCTGCCCTAGGAGGACAAATCATGCACTATAATGCATTTGGACAAAATGTAAATGACGAACAAGAAATTCGCCACTCACTTGAAGCTGCTTTGGAAACAGCTAAATCTACTGGTCGTACAGTAGGTCAAGTTCTTTCTGAAATGGACGGTGGCGACACTCTTAAACACTCAATGAACAACATTGACAAACTTTTCCCTGATCATGCACTTCAAGGTGGAGTACAAGTAATCTACTCACCTAACACTGCTACTGAGCACATCCTTAGCCGCGTAACAAAAGTTCCAACTGCATTTGTTAAATCAATCATGACAGACCTTTCTGACTTGACTGATGAACAACTTCGTGCCAAAGGTTACATCAAGGGAACTGAAAAGAAAGAACAAATCATTTCTTTCTTGTCTCGTAAGACTGACCCACAAACAATCTATAAAAAACAATCAATCGACCGTGACGACCAAATCGATATCGGTCAACAACTTAACGTTGCTGCATTCTTCAACCAAGAAATGCGCATCAAGTTGAATGATGAAATTGCACAAGCTATCCTTGTATCTGACGGACGTTCAACTGGTGATGCTGCTAAGATTAAAGAAGACAAGATTCGTCCAATCACTAAAGACGAAGACTTCTACACAATCAAAGCTTCTTATAATCCTAAAGCGCTTCTTGACGTATTCCAAACAGTTGCTGAAGAAAAGACTAAGATGCTTGGTTCTGGTACACCATCATTGTACATGAACCCACTATTCTTGACAAAACTTCGTTTCCTTCGCAACAAGAACGAACAATGGGTATTCGGTGGACAACAACCTGCTACTAAAGAATATCTTGCTTCATTGTTTGGTGTTGCTGAAATCGTTGAAACAAACTTCTTGAAACCTGAAGAAATGATCATGGTTAACTTGGCTGACTACCAAATCGGTACAAACCGTGGTGGTGAAGTTAATACGTTCGAACACTTCGATATCGACTACAACAAACAGAAATACCTTATCGAAACTCGCTTGTCTGGTGCGCTTACTCGTGCTAAATCTGCAGTATACTTTACTCCTGCTTCTGGATCAGCTGCGACATCAGGACCAGCTGCTGCTGGAGTTCCTGGGGGATAATCCATGAAATTTAGCGGAAAAGCTGGTTTTAGAATTGATGACGTAGAAATCGAACCGGGTGTCTACGAACCCAAAGTAGTCGTTAAGACTATCAAAGGGGATGTGGTAAGTAATCGTTACCAACATCAAAATAGCGACAAATCAACAATTGATAATGTTCGCATTACCAACCAGCTGTCAATTGTCGCTAATCAATTTTTTAATGAACACATCGCAAATTTGGTATACATCGAATTTCAGGGGGTCAAATGGAAAGTCGAAAGTTTCGATATCCGACCTCCTCGCGTTGTTGTTAGTTTGGGAGGGGTCTATAATGAGCAATCGACTGAACATGCATAATATTATCCTGAAAGCTGTTGAACAAACCGGTGAGAGGTACAAAGTTTATTACAACCCAATCGCAAACGTAAAATTAGAATACCCATGCATTATTTATCGACGCAAAGGGATTCATCAACGACATGCCGATGATATTAGATATCATACGCATACTTCATATCAACTAACAATTATTGATAAAAGAGTAGAGTCGCCTGTTGTGGAGAAATTACTAGAAAATCAATATTGTACTTACAACAATGAGTTCGTATCAGAGAATATGAACCACACTATTATGACACTTAATTCTGGAGGAATTACAAATGGCTAAACTAGTATTTGACGAACTAGGAAAACGTTTTTATGAGACCGGTGTATCGAACGCCGTTCTTTTCCCACAAGCAGACGACGGAACATATCCTAAAGGTGTTGCTTGGAATGGTATTACTGCTGCTAACGAATCACCATCAGGTGCTGAGTCTAACGACCAATACGCAGACAACATGGTATACTTGTCTCTAACAGGTGCTGAGAAATTCGAAGGTACTATCGAAGCGTTCTCTTCACCAGCTGAATTTGACGAATGTGACGGTATGAAAGAAATCAGTAAAGGTCTTACAGTTTCACAACAAACTCGTAAACCATTTGGTTTCGCTTACAAATCAATCCTTGGTAACGATACAAAAGGTAACGACTACGGTTACAAACTTCACATTTGGTACGGATGTAAAGCTGCTCCATCTGAGCGCTCTCACTCAACTGTAAACGACAGTCCAGAACCACAAAACCCATCATGGAGCATTTCATCAACTCCAGTTGCGGTACCTGGTGCTAAACCATCATCTGTATTGACATTCAACTCAACTACAACTCCTGCTGACAAACTTAAGAAAATCGAAGATATTCTTTACGGAACCGAAGCTGCAGATGCACGTCTTCCATTGCCAACAGAATTGCTTGAATTGTTGAAATAATTTTTAAATCGGAGGTATTGACTTATGCTTAAACAACCAGTTACTTACGAGGATTTCGATGGAAACACTCAAACAGAAACTCTATATTTCAATCTTAACCGTATGGAATTGATTGCTTTCCAAAAACGCTATGGTAGCGAAAACATGGAAAACTATATCAACAAATTGATTGAAGAAAAACAAATTGAACCAATGTATGATTTGTTGAATGACTTTGTTCTTACTGCCTACGGTGTTAAATCTGAAGATGGAAAACGCTTTATCAAGAGCGAACAAATTCGTGAAGAATTCAAACAATCACTTGCTTATGAAGCATTGATTGAAGATTTCCATGACGATTCTCGTAAGGTTCTTGAACACTTCATTTCTGGTGTTACTGCACATATTCGTGGACTTAATACAGCCGCTGCTGCAGCTGCTGCTAACTAGTTATTACAATGGAGGCGTGGATTTTCCCCGCCTCTTTTTGTTTTTATAAAATGTTTGAGGTGTGAATATTATGTCTGAGTTTTTAACTATAACTTTGGATGAGCTTGAAATGTGGGATGATAGCATATCTCAATTTATTATAAATGAACCCAAAGAAGATATTACTTTCAAATATACTCTAACCGTGTTAGATAAGTGGGAAACGAAGTATAAGAAAAGGTTTATCGATAATTCTGCAAATCTAGAACAACATGAGTTACTTGATTTTATAGTAATGATGGCCGATAAACCATTTGATATATCTCGTTTATCAGAATCTAATTTTAGAGAAATTTTGAAGTATATGGAAGATACACCTAGTGCTACAGAATTACCTAAAAACAATAATTCTAGTAGAGGTAAAGAGTATCACCGTAAGAAAATATTTACATCTGAGATAATTTATGCGATGATGGCTTTGAATCATATACCATTTGATTGGGAGAATAGAAATCTTAATAAATTGATTATGTTATTGAATTGTGTAGGTGCATTACAAGAACCTCCTAAGAAAATGACAAGAGCCGAAGCAATGGCAGAACATCAACAACAAGTTCTTAGAAATAGAAAAATAATGGAAGAACGGAGGAAGCAGATGAATGGATAACTACATAGGAATTTCTTACGATTCTACTATAGAACATTTCGGAATCAAGGGAATGAAATGGGGTATTCGCACAAAATATGCTCGAGATAGACTCCGTAATTATTCTACTTATAAAAAAGAATTACGAGGAATAAAATCCGAGTATAAGAAAAGAAAACCCACATTATTATCTAAAAGTTTACGACGAAGCGGCGTTGCATCTTTAGGTCTAGGTCTTATATCTAAGAATGCTGACTTTACCAATTATGGTATTAGCGCTCTTGCTGGCGGCGTTACTTTGGATGCCATGAGAGGCGCCTATGGTGCTAAAAAAGATTACAAGTATCAAAAGAAACTTTTGAAGAAACAATACAAAGAATCTAAATCAGATTTGAAACGAGTTAAGAATAATGCGTTAATCGAAAACAAAATCGTTCGTATAACTAACAATAAACGGATTGCCGATGTTGATAAACAAAAGAAAATTATTGATGCGGCTAAACGATTGAGAGGATAATTGTATGGAAATTCATGTTTCTGGAGATTTCGGAAATCTAGAAAAGTTTTTAAAACGACCTCGAACGTCGGACTTGGATTCATTAGGAAAAGCTATCGTTAAAGCACTTGCTGACGCTACTCCTACGAAATCTGGATTGACCGCAAAATCGTGGGGTTATAGAATTGTAACTACTTCTCGAGGTCAGGATTTAGAAATTTACAATACCCATATTAATGACGGAGTCAACATTGCCATAATCCTACATTATGGCCACGGAACTGGTACAGGAGGTTATGTTCCTCCAAGACCATATATTGACGAAGCTATTAATTCGGTATATAAGAAAGCTATTAATAAAGTTTTAGAAGACTATCTAAAATAGAAAGGTAAACTATGGCTGGATATGTAGACGAAAAAGTCGCCAAGGTCACCTTAGACAACAAAGGCTTTTCCAAGAATGCTGATGACACTGTCGCCGCATTGGAACGAATGAAGAAAGCTTTTGGTAAAATCAACGGTAAAGACGCGACTAAAAACATAGCCTCAGATATGTCAGAGATGAACGACACAATCTCAAAATCGACGCAAAAATCTGAGGGATTACTATCTCGCCTTAAAGGAATTTTTACCAGAAGTGCAAAAGGCATTGATATGTCTGGTGCAGGACAATCAATCGATAGAATGAATACCGATGTCGCTAGCAAAACTGCGACTACATCATCTATTCTATCTAGATTAAAAGGTATTTTCCAAAAGGCAGATAATCATCAAGGGTTTCCGAACTCTATTAAATCTATTGATGGTTTAAATACGAAAGTTGCAGGATTTGACGTTAGTCCTCTATCTAACGCTTTCGCTAAAGCAGCTAGCTCTGTACAAAATTCTCTATCAATCATGGATATTGCTTTAGGTAATGTTCTAGGCGGAATGATTCAGAAAGCTATGAGCTTTACTGGTCAATTCTTTAGAGGATATGGGGATGGTCTTGCTGAGTATAAAAATAAACTTGGTTCGATTCAAACTATCATGACGAATACTGAATGGGAAATTCCAGATAGTTCTGTTCGTATGCGTCGAGTTTCTGGTGCTTTAGAAACTCTTAATGACTACGCCGATAAAACCATTTACTCATTCGCGGATATGACCAAAAACATTGGTACATTTACTGCGGCAGGGGTAAGCTTGGATAAATCAGCTGTGGCGATTAAGGGTATCTCTAACTTGGCTGCTGCCTCTGGTTCAGATACAAACCAAGCATCTATGGCGATGTATCAATTATCACAAGCATTGGCATCTGGTCGTGTAGCTTTGCAAGACTGGAACTCAGTAGTTAACGCTGGTATGGGTGGTAAACTATTCCAAGACCGATTGACACAAACTGCTGAAAAGATGGGTCATGCTCGTGATATGACCAAATCATTCCGTGACTCATTGAAAGACGGATGGTTGACATCTGAAGTATTGTTGGAAACTTTGAGAGAATTCTCTGAAGACCAATCAATGCTTGACGCTGCAACGAAAGTTAAATCGTTCGGGCAATTAGTTGATACCGTTCAGGAAGCAATTGGTTCTGGATGGGCAACAACATGGGAATATTTCCTTGGAGGATTCGAAGAAGCCAAAAATATGTGGACTAAGATTGGTGATTTAGTAAATCCATTCGTTTCCGACGATCAAGGAAAATATTATGACTCTGTTCTCGAAATGGAACGAAGTTTAGGTAACTATCGTAATGCCATGTTGAAAACATGGAAGGATCTTGGAGGTCAACAAAGTTGGTTCAATACTATCGAAAATAGCTTTGCTATTGTATTCAATTCATTAACTAATTTAAGAAAAGGATTCCGTGATATAATCGGAACATATAAAGATTCTGCGCAAGCATTATACCAAGTAACTCTTAAATTAGAGGAATTCACATCTAAAATCCGTAACTGGCAGGCATTACAAGATACAATGGTAGCTATTGGTCGAGCGTTTGGTGCTGTATTCACCGGAGTTCTTAGTATTATTGGTAATGTAGCAAAAGGTATGGCTTCAGTTGCTGGATCTGCAAATGGATTCTTATTCATTATTCAAGATGTGGCTAAAGGAATAGAGAAATTCTTCACTGCATTAAAGGGCGAGAAAGCACAAGCCGGATTCATTAAATTCGGACAGGCAATTGGAAATGTCTTGGGTATTTTTGGATCTTTATTCAGAATTGCTGCGACTATAGTTACATCTTTCTTCAAAGCATTTGCTCCTTCAGGTAATGGATCAGGATTCTTAGCATTCATGACATTACTTGAGAAGGTTACTGGCGCAATTCGCAAATTTGTAGAAGGTATAGAACATGCTATACAATCATCAAACCCATTCAAAACAGTATTTGAATTTTTATCTGCCGGAGTTAAAGGATTTATATCGGTCTTCGATAAGTTAATATCAAAATTGTCTAAAATGAATGGTATTTCTTTAGATGGAATAGTAAATTCCATAAAGAAATTATTTTCACCAAGCAATATTAAGGGTGGTGATGCATTAGTTAATACTGTTAAGAGTATTTTTACATCTTTAAGCAGTGCGGTAAAAGAGGGTATTGGTGTATTCAAGAAGAATTTATCAATATTTAATCTTTCAGATATCCTAAAAACTATGTTGGTTGGATTTGCTGGGTTTAAAGCTTTCAAAATGTTTAAGGGTGGAGATGATAAAGGTGGTGGATTCCTATCGCCTATTTTAGATCCAATTAAAGAACTTGTAGAAAAAGGCGATGAAATCGTATCTAAAGTTTCAGGTGTTCTTGATGGCTTAAAAGATGCAATTAGTTCATTCACAACAGGTATTAAAGCCGGAACATTATTGATGATTGCGACAGCTATCACTATGTTAGCTGTATCTATGAAAGTTCTAGCTGGGATGTCTTCGGAAGAAATAGTTCGTGCTGCATTGGGTATCGCTACTGCTAGTTATATTCTTACAGCGGCCATGAAACGTCTAGCTGGTATGGAAAAGATACCTCCTAGTACCGCTATCAGCATGATTGGATTTGCTTTAGCTATTAAAATTATGGCAAAAGCTATGCGTGAGTTAAGTACATTGAATGAAAATCAACTTGTCAAATCTGCTGGTGGTGTAGCTGCAGCTTCACTTATTTTAGTAACTAGTATGAAGTTGCTTTCTAAAGTAGACAAAATAAAAGTTGGAGCTTTTAAATTAATAGCGTTTGTACTTGCTATTCGTATCCTTGTTAAATCAATGGCCGAATTAGCAAAATACGATTATGAAGATTTAAAACGAGCAGTAGCATCCATTGGAGCATTAATGTTGTCATTATCTACAGCTATGCGTATTATGAACAATGTTAAGATTAAACTAAGTGCAATACTCGGTTTAGTTGTATTTGTTTACGCAATAAAACAATTAGTTAATGCATTAATTGATGTGTCCATGATCGATTATACTGAAATGGTAACCGGTGTTCAAGGTATAGGATTCTTGTTTGCTGCTTTAGTTGCTTCTTCACAGTCTTTAAGAGGTGCCAACCCATCGCTTAAATCATTAGCATCAGTATTGATCTTCACATATTCCATTAAAGAACTAGTAAATGCATTAATCGATGTATCTATGATCGATTACGAAGATATGAAAGTTGGAGTATTAGGCCTAGGGTTCATATTTACTGCTTTAGTTTCCGCAACTCGTGCGCTTAAAGGTGTTCGTGTTAATTTATCAGCATTAGCATCTCTAATAGTGTTTTCATATTCTGTTAAAGGGTTGGTAGATGCTTTAATAGATATATCTATGATTGATGTTATGGATATGGCAGGAGGATTAGCGGGACTTGGCGTTATATTCACATCGTTGATTGGCGCAACATATGCTTTACAAGGGGTTAGGGTCAATTTATCTGCATTGGCATCACTAATTGCATTCGCGTATAGTACATCGGAACTTGTACATGCATTAGCATTAATATCTCGTATTAAATCTAGTAGATTATTACCATCTATATTAGCACTTGGAGCTGTAATGGCCGCTCTAACTATATCCGTTATTGCTATGACTAATATGTCTGGCAATATATTTGGCGCTATGGCGGCTGCTTTAGTATTACTTTCATTTGTTCCTGTATTAGTAACAATAGGTAATGTACTAACACAACTATCTCAAATTTCATGGCAAAGTATGGTGGTCGCTTTAGGTGGACTTGTCGGAGCTTTAACTATATTACTTGTTGCTGTTGGTATTGTATCCAGTGTTGGGCCTATGGGATTAGTTGGAGCTGCTACTTTATTGATTCTTGCAGGTTCATTACTAGCACTTGCAGCACCATTGCAGGTATTAGGATCCATGTCCTTAGCACAAATAGGTAAAGGATTATTAGCTTTAGCAGGTGGGTTAACTATTTTACTAGCTGCTGGAGCTGCTGCAATGTTTATTGCCCCTGGTATATTAGCACTTTCTGTTGCTTTGGTAGCACTCGGAGTAGCGGCTATTGGTATAGGTGCTGGTATGGCACTCGCCGGAGTAGGATTAAGTCTAATTATATTAGCACTTAAAGAACTTGCAGAAGTTGGTCCTACAGCTTTAGTCGGTGTTGTCACTGCACTAGATCTTTTCCTTAAGACTCTAGCAGAAAGAGCACCACAAATGGTAAAAAGTCTTGTTGATATTGTCAAGAATGCTTTGGACGGTTTAGTGGAATTAATTCCTAAATTTGTTGATTTCGGATTTAAATTAATAATTGCTCTTGTTCAAGGATTAACTGAAAATGTTCCTGCGTTAGTAACAGCTGGTGTTAAATTATTAACTGAGCTCGGACGAGCATTGGTTGAAAATATAGACGCTTTATTAACAGTTGCCTTAGAAATTGCTACTTCATTTATTGAAGGTCTAGGAAACGCTTTAGTTAGTGTTAAAGACAAATTAATTCCTGCATTGAAAGCTGTATTCAGTGTTATTGGAGAAATCCTAGTAACTAGTATCGGTGAGTCATTAGGACCTCTTCTAGCTAAAATAGCAGAAGTATTCGGCCCTGTAATACAAATTATTGTCGACATTTTATCTCAATTGGCGCCGGCATTAACTCCAATTATTGAAATTATTGGTAACGTCTTAACCACATTAATATCTACTTTACCTGCAATATTACAGCCAATTGCTGATACAATTAAAGTATTAGTTGATGGTATCGTTGCTGCTCTACAAATTCTTGCACCTGTCGTTGAGACAATTATAAATGCTATTGTAGTTATTATTCAAACTTTAGCTCCTATTGTACAATCTGTAGTTGATACTATCAGAGTTGCTTTAGAAGTTCTAGGACAAATTTTCACTACAATTGGAGAAGTAATTAAAGCGGTTATTCAAGGTATTGTTGACACCATTAATGCTATTAGTGGAGTTATTACGGCTGTATTTAGTGGAATTCAAGGATCTTTAGAAGCTCTTGGTGGAGTATTCGAATCTGTTGGTTCTGGTATTAAGACATCTCTAGAAGGTGTTAGTACTGTTGTTGAATCGGTCGGCAATGCTATTAAAACTGCTTTAGAAGGCGTAGGACAAATATTCGAATCAATCGGAACTGCTATCAAGACAGCGCTTGAGGGTGTTGCGGACATCATTAGATCTGTCGGCGACGCTGCTAAGTCATTCGGCGAAGGTTTCAAATTATTCGGAGAAGGCGTCAAATTAGTTGGTGAAAATGGAGCATCTGCTGCAACTGGATTAGGTTCTTTAGCTATTGAAGTTGCTAAATTAGGTACAGCGGCTTACGCTGGTAACTTACAAGGATTTACTGAAGATATTAAAAATCTTGCTACGGCATGTACTAATCTAGGTCAATCTGCTGCAAGTTTAGCTGCTATAACTGTAGCTTTTTCACAAATGTCAACATCATTATCCATGATGGCCGCTAGTGTTCCTACAGTCACTACATCATTTGACAGTCTAAGCACAAGTTTAACTACAATATCTGGAACTATAACTCCAGTATCTTCAGCATTTACAGCTCTAGTAACGCCAATTCAACAATTACAGTCAAGTTTAACTGTAGTAGCGACTGCATTCATGGTATTTGCTACTCAGATGACTATGGTTGGAATGTCGCTTCAAACTGCGACTATGGCATTCACAAACATTCAAAATGCCATCACAATGCTGGGAACATCTATTGGTTCATTGCCAGTAGCGTTTGACGCTCTTGGCGCATCACTGATGAATGTCCAGACTTTACTATCCACATTCACAACATCTCTAACTACATCTGCTACTGGATTCCAACAATTAGGCGAAGCTGCTATGGTCGGTATGATGGCCATGAATACTTCAGTTATTGCTGGTATGGCTACGGTACAAGCAACAATGTTGGCAAGTATTTCGGCATTATCGGTTGCTGTATCTATTGGATTCACTGAAGTATCTAATTCTGTTACTATGTCAATGACATTAGTCAATGCTACAGTGGAACAAAACATGCAAGGAGTAATGTCTGTTATTCGAGTAAGCATGTCTGGTGTTGCTGAACAAATGGCTGCATCATTAAGTCAAGTTATGAGTACAGTAACTTCTACAATGGCTCAATTATCTGCTAGCATCATGTCAAGCATGACATCAGTAAATGCCACAATTAGTAGTACTACTGCTCAAATGAATGCCACATTTACTCAATTCTCATCTACTGCTCAGTCTATTGTTACATCTTTGATGTCTACTTTAAATAGTACATTCCAAAGCGGTATGGCTTCCGTAGTATCTACTGTATCTAGTGGCATGAGTAGCGTGGTATCTACTGTTTCAAGTTATAGTGGTTCTGCTAGAAGCGCCGGTTATAATGTAGGTTACTATATTTCTGCCGGTGTTGCTGATGGTATGAATGCAAACATGTGGGCTATTGAAAGTGCTGCTAATAGAATTATCAGTAAAGCTAGAGAAGCTGCCAGAGCTGCTGCGGATATTCACTCACCATCAAGATTGTTTGCCAAAGAAGTTGGTAAATTCATTCCTATGGGGGTTGCTAAAGGTATTGGCGATGCTATGCCTAAGATGGTAGATGAGGTCACTGATTCATTCGGTAAAGGATTCTCCGATGCTGCAGATAGTGTTGTATCACAAGGCGACATATTTGCTAACGTGGTATCTGATGCTGTAAATGGTATTAGTGATATGCTCGATGTTGCTATAGACGATATGAACTACGCTCCTACAATCACTCCAGTAGTGGACATGAGTAATCTCGACAAAATGAACATGTCTGATTATTCATTAGATTATAGAGGACGTATTTCTACACCAACGCCACTATACGGTGTCCCACAACAAACATCAACATCTACAGTTGTTAACAACGATAATTCTAACAAAGAATATAGCGTTAATGTCAATGTGGATACTGGTGGTAAACCTGTTAATGCTAAAGAACTCGCTAGAGAAATTCAAAGTCATATCAAATCATTCGATGACCAACGTCGTCGAGGAAAAGGTGAGGAGGTACTCTGGTAAGAACTATGAAACCTGGATATTTTATGATTAATAATATCAGTTCAGAGTCTTTAAATGTTGTTATTCAGGAACGTCCTAATATTCCTGCTCCGAAAAGGAGAGTCTCATTCGTATCGCCAGCTTCCTATGAAGGGGAGTTGGCTTACGATGATGACGGATATGAACCAACAGAATTTGAACTGAAATGTTTCTATGACGGTAGAAGTCACGGCGATAACGACGAGGATATTTCTACTGCTCGAAACAAAATCTACACGTTATTCAATCAAGGTATTGGTGAATGGATTCCATTCATTCCATATTTTGATACCAAACATATTTATCACATCATTCTCATGGAAATGGAGTTTGAGAATAAATATTACTATGATGGTTGTATTAGTTTCACTGCGAAACTTAAATGCCAACCATACAAATATGTAAAAGACATTGCTCCGTTTAGAGTTAATCACGGAGAATTTGTCAACAATCCAACATTATACGCAGCAAAACCTGTAATTTCATTTTCTGGAGTTAGAGGTAATCTTTCGTTGACTGTTGGAAACACAACTATGATGTTTAAAGATTTGAACAATGAAAATGTATTCATTGATTGCTCTTTATATGCAACATATTCTAAAGACGGTCGGACTATTCGAAATATGAACAACAGAACTGTTGGGAAGGATTTCTTTGAATTTGCTCCGGGTATGTCCAAAAATAAAATCACTATTACAGCTGACGGACAGAACAACCCAGCTTCTGTTATTCCAACATTAACTGTCACGCCTAATTGGAGGGTTCTAGTATGAGACCTATTTTATATGAACAAAACGAAACCTTGTTCGAAAATAATGGTATCGGTATCCTCCATGATGCGGAGACTTGTACTGTTACCGAAGTTCGAAATGGTGAATTTGAATTAGAGATGGAATATCCTCTCAACGGAGATTGGATTGGTGAGATTCGTACAGAACGATATATTTTAGCCAAACCCAATGACTTCGACGAACCTCATGCATTTCGTATTTACGAAACTGATGACGATTTGGATGGTAAAAAGAGAACTGTTAAGGCTGTCACATCTACCGACAGTCTTAGCGGTATTCTTGTAAAACCATTTGCTGCTGTAACTTCTACTCCTATGAACGTATGGGAGAGAATTAAAGCGCACGCTGTAGACCCAATTAATATCAAGTTCGCTACCGATATTACCACAACGTCTGCTATGCAACACGATGAGATTAAAAATGTCTTGTCGTTAATTAGTGGTACTGAGGGTTCTATGGTTGACGTATTTGGTGGCGAAGTTCTAAGAACAAACAACCAAATATATCTATATCGTCGAAGAGGACATGAAAGAGTTACTACAATTCGTCCTAGGAAGAATTTGAAGAACATCAAGATTGTCACAAGCATGAGCGGTAAATATACCAGCATATTACCTTATGCCAAATATACTCCCGAAGGGGAAAACCAGAAGGAAGTTGTGGTATATGGTGATGTGGTCCGTTCAAAATATTATAACGACTATTTCACAAAGCGTATGAGTCCTATCGACGTAACAAGCAAAGTCAAAGAAGGTAAAAAAGACCAAGAAGTCAAAGTTATCACTAAGGCTATGGTCGATAAAGTCTCAGCGAAATATTTTGAGCAGAACTACGGGGTAGATTTACCAAATATTAAAATAGATGTTGATATGGTCCCTCTCAGTGACACTACTGCATGGGAAAAAGCTATTATTAGAGCTCTTATTAACATCAAACTTTGTGATACAGTGGAAGTTTACGTTCCTAAAATCGGCGTAAATATCACTGTCAAAGTTAATAAAATCGAATATGATGTTCTATCAGAACGAATTAAAAAGATTTCGGCTAGTACTAGTGGTCACGACCGCTCCACATTAGCTGAAGTTCAACGTGCCGAATGGAAACAGATGACTAATAAAGTTATTGCTGATGTATTAGCTCCTTTAGAAGAATCTGTTAACACGGTTATATCTTCACTTGATGGTAAAAACCAGAACTTCTTTGGACCTGATACTCCTCCTACTGAGGGATTGAAGGCCAATGATATTTGGTACAAGACTATTGGTGAAGGTGAAGTTGAAATGTATCGTTACGACGGTACGCAATGGAATTTAATTATTCCATCAAACTTTGGAGATGCGATTGATAAGAAAATTGCGGATTATGAGAAAGAAATCAAATCTAAATTAGACGAATTCTCTGTATCAAACGAAGAGATGAAGGCTAAAGTAGATAAAGTTACTTCTGACGCTAATGAGATTCTTAAAAGAGCATCTAAAGACCAAGCCGCTGCGATTGCAGAAGCACAATCAAAATTGGCGCAAATTGAGAAGGACTTCAATGCCAATAGAGAGTATTTAACTCGAAAGATTGGCGAACTTATTGCTAGCGGAACACAAGACGAATTAGCTCTAAGTACTTATAAGCAAGAAGTTAATCATCATTTAGCAGAACTAGAGAAAACTATGGTATCTTATGGGGGTGAGGTATCAAATATTAAAACTCTTATTTCTCAAACGAATGATAAGATTGAACTTGCTGCTGAAAAGTACGAAGAAGTTAAAGGTGATGTGACTGCAGCAAAAGCTCGTCTAGAACTTATCCCAAATGAAATTAATCTGGGCGTGTCAAAAGCAAAAGGCGATTCTCAAAAATACACTGATGCTCAAATTAAGCTCAGTGAAGGAAGAATCACATCGTCCGTTACTAGTAGTTTAAACGGTACTATCTCAGGTCTTATTTCATCTAGTGTTGTGCAAGAGGCTGGTGTTATTCGTCAAGCTATTAACTCGGCTAAGAACGATATGCTTAGTGCTGCTCGTACAAATACAAATACTGTTGTTGAAACTAAAATCGGTGAACTCCGACAAAGCTTATTTGAGACAATGAAATCTATCCCTAAGAAGTATGGTGGTCGAAACTATATTTCTAGAAGTGATAGACCTGTACGTTCTGGTAGTTATGTGCTTAACGGTGATGGATTTGCTACGTTTCATGGATATTCTTTTATCGGTGGTCAAACTCTTAAAGAATTAGGTCTTAAACTTAATGATAGATTGATTATCCAATACAAAATTAAGTTTGATTCACGAGTAACTAACGCTAGGTCCATTGTTGAGTTTTATTCAAATACTTCATTTATTGGTCCATGGCCAATAAATATTCCCGATTACCCAGAAATAACAGCTAAAAACATTTCTAGTGATGGCTGGGAAACTCGTGTTGGGTATATTACTCTAACCGAAGAAATTTTGAATAATGCAATAAAGGTACAATTCCGTGTGGACAATACTAACAACGTACCATTTACTATCAAAGATTGTATTCTGCATAGTGCGGATTCGGTCGTTGATTGGTCTGCTGCAGTCGAGGATAATCTCTATGATACTGGTGGACAAAACCTATTAAGAAATGGTGATTTCCAACTTAATATTTCTACTGAAGAGAAAGCTAAAACTGATTTTTGGGATATTGTCCATTATGATAATGACCAAGGTATGAAAATTGACCTTGGAAATCATGGATATTCAAACTTCAACCAAGCAAAAGGTATTGTTCATTTTTATGGGACTTCTGGAAGTTACCATTGGATTAAACAGAAGGTATATAACCTTAATTTACAAAAAGGCGATATGTTAACCCTATCTGCGGATATTGCTACTGAAGCAATACAAACTGCTACGTGGAATTCGGATAGTATATTCGCTGTGGAAATGGTTACGACATCTGCTACCAGACAAGAGAAATCTTACCGACACCATTTTAGAAACCACGAAGATGGTATTATTGATTTGGTACCATTTAGACGTGCATTTAATAGAGTCGGTTATTCTTTCGAATTAGAAGAAGATGCTGTAGAAGTTGCTATTAAGTTTGTTGTATTTCCAAATAAGATGCTTAACTTATATTTCCGAAATTTCCAGTTGGAACAAACTAAATTTGTAAATGGATTTAAGAAAAATCCTTTGGATATTGATATAACTACAAACACCAAATTCCAAGATGTTGTGAGTCGTGTGGATTTATTTTCTCGTACTCTTGGTGAGAATGAGAATGGTATCAACACCAAAATATCCCAAATTGTTATGAAGAGTGATGAGATTCAATCCTTTGTACAAAATGGTGGTTCTCCGTCTAACAATATTATTTTGGATACCGATACTTTTGAGAATGCTTTATCTAATTTAACAATCACTCCTGGAGTAATGGTAAAATCGCCAACGCCGGGAAATTATGGTACGAATCCTTATCGTATTACTGTCTATAAAACTAATGATACGCAACGTTGGAGAGGCGTTAGTTTACCATTAACTATTAACTCAGTTAAAGTTGGCGACACATTCACGGTAAGCTTTAAATATAGAATTAATAGTGCTATGCATAAGAGTGGGTCTAGCGTTTATGCTGTTGAATTGAAGGACCATACTCGTAACAAAGGTCAAGCAATATGGTATAGTGGTACGACTATTGAATTAAACAAATGGATAACATTCAAACGAACATTTAATATCGATAAAGATATGACGTTTGACTCTAAGTATATGCACCCGTTTTACTTCTGGGTTGACAAGGCTGGAGATTTTGAAATTGCAGAAATAATGATGGCTAGAGGGAATAAACTACCTGATGAATATAGTCCTGCGTCTTGGGGGTCAGCGACTATGGTAAATCAGCTAAGCAATTCTTATGCTATCAGAGCTTTAAATTCAGCGAATAGTATTGTCAGCGAAGTGAATGTCAATACAAATGGTATTCGTTTCAAAGGTAAAAATCTTGAATTTGATGGTAACGCTCTTATTCACAATGGTATTATCAAAAATGCTCATATTGCCGATGCAACCATCTCTTCAGCTAAAGTAGCTAGTTTAGATGCTAGTAAAGTTGTTGGTTTGGAGGGCGTGTTTGATAAACTTATTGCCGATAAGGGTAAAATTCGAAGAATATGGACTGATGGTATTGATATTGGTAATACTACAACTCTACATGCCGCGAATGGTATTCTAAATATAACCCATAAAGATGGTATAACAAACCGAGTAACTATTAGGTCTAATGGACGAATAGCTACTCCAGCTTGGTTTAACGGTAGGGCTACAGATTCCGCCGAATATACCCCGGTTATGACGAACGTATGGGTAAATTCACCTTTGGCGTCTGTGCGAAATGATGTAGACGTATTTGCTGTTCGCGGGTTATTTATGGTCCAATTCAAAGGACAATCCAATGAATATGGTTCTTCGTGTTGGTTATACGTAAATGATGGTTCAAACCAAAACCATACATATTACGTACCTCTAGAAAGAGCACAAACTCAAAGTGACTGGAACAAAGGATTTAGATAGGAGAAAATATGCACGAAGATAAATCGACAGATAAACTATTGCAGCGTCTGTCAGCACAAATTGGTTACTTAACCGCAGAAAATATTGAATTGAATATTATGATTGAGGATTTGCGAGAAGAAAATGCCGCTTTGAAACTCAACCAAAATATTAATAATCATATTGAACAAATGAAACAGGAGGACTCACCTAATGAGTAGCTTTAAAATCCGTACCTCTTACCATATTTACGATGGTAATGGAAATGTCGAAAAGACTTTGTTTGAATTATATACAGAAACACCAACCAACTTGATTACTGTATATTTACCAGGTAAACACACACTTAACAACGCTTCTGATGAAGCAGAATATGTTAAGAAATGTTTACTAGCATTCCACAAAGAGTATTTCTCTGAAATTGAATTCAAAGAAACTACTAAGAAGGTGGACGAACTTAATGAAACAGTCGAACAAAAGAAACGCGAAGATCAACGTCGTGATGATTTCATTAATGCTATGGTTATGCATACCATTATGTCTGGTAATATTGTTTATGGAGTTGTTTATAAGAAACTTGCAGGACTTCTTGAGAAGGCCCAAGTAGGTAAAACATATCACGCTAATGATATCGTGGTAATTGAAGACCCTAACCATCAAGAAATCAACGGTGAAGGTATGCTTGTATTTGTACAATTCAACAAAGAATTTACATATAATGGTGAGCCTGTATCCGATTTCGTTACTAAAGGCCGTCTTGAAATGGACGGTGTAGGTGCTGCTTATCCACTAACTCTCGGACAATAAGGGAGGTTTAAATGATATATTTAGACACGCCTGTAACCATTATTGATGATGGTACAGACCGTTCTATTGGTATCAAATTCTCAGAACCTGATGCTGGAGATGAGCAAATCATCTCTGGTGTCTATTTTAGGTCATCTCACGATACCAAAACAGAACTAAATGCTACATGGTATCCTGACAAAGGTACTCTTGTAGTTGATATTCCTAATAATCTTATCAATTATTCAGGATATGCTAAACTAATTATCCCTAAAACGTCGTTTACACATGATGCGCTGACAATGAAATTGGACGTATATTCACCAAAAGACACTGACGGAGCATCTCGGGTACACTATGGGGAAGATAAATACGCATTCGTGCGTGACTTTGATACAACTAGCAATCAAATCTTCATTGAGGTTGCTACCGATATTGTCAA